TAAATACAACCCCACTTTTACGTGGTGGTGGCCATTGGTGATCCATATCATACGTCAAATATTTGTACATCGTGTTATTGTACCAATATTTAACACGAACGACAGTTTTCGTAACATTTTCTGGAATCGTTGTATCTTTATAATTTGAAAAGTTCAGTGTTTTGAAAACACTTTCGGTCTCATCATCCCATTCATTGCGCTCTTCGTACCAAAATTCATCGAGTTCTTCTGGTAAAGGTGTTTTTGTGTAATCTAAAAAATATTCCATATACGAATCCGCAATTCTATAGTCTGGAGTGGAAAATATTGATTGTAGTGTTGAGTAAGCCCAAATAATAACGTTAGTTAAAAGATTACCGAGCATTCTATTTAATTAATATGGAAGGTAATTTTTTAAGTAGGTACAATAACAAAATTGAAACATGGGATAAGTCTATTCGAGAAGACCCTATCAATAAATCAAAGTATGAATCAGAAATGTCTGAATATATAATTCAATGTATGCCGTATCTAGAAATGTATACTGATGAACTTAAAAAAGAAGTAAATACCGATAATGTTTTCAATTGTAAAGAAACAGTTGGGCTACAGAGAAAAGACATATTTAATGATTATTTAATAGATGTAGAAAAAGTGAGTAATATAGATAGGCCCATAGAAAAGAAGCGTGAAGTGTGCTCTGTGTGTCCCGAGAGTAACGTATTTCATTTTGCAGATACAAGTGATCTCGTATGTGATAATTGTGGTATGATTTTAGCAACACTTATAAGTGAAGAATTAACTTATAGAGAAGAACAAGAAACGTCGGAAAAGATAGTTAATTATTCGTATAAACGTGAAAATCATTTTAACGAATGGTTATCTCAGTTTCAGGCACAAGAGACGACAACTATACCACCCGAGGTAATAGAACAGTTACGCAACGAACTCAAAAAAATAAAGGTAAAAGTTTTAGATGAAATTACACATGCACGTGTTCGTACCCTTCTAAAAAAACTGAAACTCAATAAATATTACGAGCACGTTCCGTACATAACGAATATTATAAGTGGGATAAAACCACCATCAATGCCCCAGGAACTTGAAGAACGGTTACGTATAATGTTCAAGGATATTCAAAAACCGTTTGATGATAACTGTCCACCAGAAAGAAAAAACTTTTTGAGTTATTCGTATGTACTCTATAAGTTTTGCGAACTTTTGAGTGAAGATAAGTACTTGAAATATTTTCCACTTTTGAAATCGAAGGAAAAGTTATACCAACAGGACGTTATATGGAAAAAGATATGTGAGGTCCTTCATTGGGAATATATACCAACGATTTAAAATCTAAATATATACTAAAATGGCCTTCCCAGTGCGTAATAACAATTCTAAAAAGTTACAAAAGGAAACGAATAATAAATTCCCAAACTCCCCAAAACCAAAATCTAAAACAAAATCGAATACGAAAAAGAACCCATTGCGTCAAGGTGTTGTATATAACAGTTTGAGTAACATGCTCAAAAACTTTGCAGTAAAAAAGAGAAACACGCCAGAACTCTTTAAAAATTACTTGAAACAAGGTTAAAAAATAAAGATTTAATATAGGTAATGAACAACGATCCATATTACAATTTCTGTTTAGAAGAAATCAAGTTCTACACAGAAAAGATAAACGAAATTATAAAAGAAGGGCTTAAAGACCCTAAAAAGTATTACGAAGAATCCAAGGGTGAATGGAAAAAGATCTACCAAATGATTCCAGTTATGTACATGATGAATCAGATTGAAGATCCAGAGTCACATACCTAACTTCTAAATCGGTGTTAAGTGATGTAGGAAAATTAATAAGGTACCCTTCCGTGAACCCCGTCAATCGTAGATAGTTTTGTGCTTGTGTGACCATGACATCGTTCATGGTTTTAACTGATTTCAGTTCGACCACGGTTTTGTTATTTAAAATTAAATCGGCGCGAAGATTCCCTATTGTGTGTCCTTCAAATACAATAGGAACTATTCTCTCCGTTTCGTAATGTATCCCATTTTTCCGTAAGACAACTTCCATTGCATTGTGATACACACGCTCACTATAACCGGGGCCAAGTATTTTATATACGTGTTGTGCATATTGTTGTATCATTTATTTAAGTATTACTTATATTTTTAAGTAAATGCTTCGTACATATTGAGGTAAGTTGCAAAGCTTGTCCATAAAGCTAATGGAATCATGGCATTTCTAGATTTTTTAGGTAAAATTCTTACTAAGTGCCAAGACAGTAATGCAGTCGATAAAAGTATAAAAGACGCGGATTTTTTATTTTTTTTACATGAATAAATATATAACCATAAACAACACAAAGCTGTTATCATTGAAAATAAATAATCTTTTTTACTGGAAGACCATGCGAGACCTGTTGTAAAGTAAAGTATAGGCCATACGACACCAAAAACCCACCCAGGTGGTCTAAAGGGTACATTTTTTCCTGAACTAACTAAAGATCCACATTGTTTTGTCACTAATAAATTTGATAATATTATAAAAAATGCAGGTGTGTATAGTCTAAAATTATACATATTTATATTAGAATAACATTTTATTCTATAATTGTGTATAAACCTTTTTCACTATCTCCTTTAAAATCTTTTACAAAATTTGAATATTGTTTATTATATCTTATAAGAGCTCTAGACAATTTCATCATACATTTATTAATTTCATCAAAATGACCTATTTCCATGGATACGGAAATATGTTTTTGATACCTTTGGGAAACATCTTCAATGACATCCATTATATCGTTCGAAAAGTATATACCTTCCTGTATATACTCTTTTACATCTTCACCCATTTTTTTTATATTATACTATTATTTTTAAATAACATATAATATAAATGTGGATGCTCTTGTGTCGACCCATTACAATACCAGTAACTAAAGTTTCTGACCAAACTATGATCAGCACTGATAAGTGTCGAATAGTAACGGTATCCCCCACCGATAATCAAAGTAGATACGTCATTGATATAGTTGATGATGCACCCGAAATTCTTATAAAACCGGATAAGGAATAAATGTAAGTATATATAAATGCCGTCAACACCTTTCGTCAATAGTAGTATACGGTCAACTATACCTAACCTATGTGAAGGTATTCAACATATACTCATTAAGGTAATATATGAAAATGAACGTGGTAGAGGACCAGTACAAAGTATAGAAGCATACGCGTCCCCTATATTTTCGTTCAATTATAACGCATCGTACCTTAACCGTAACGATACGTTACCGACACCCGAGGATGGTACTATCCGACCAATATCCCTGTTTAATTATAATCAAGGGTTATGGAATGATACTCAAAACGTACTCGTCATTAAAGATTATATTTTTAGACATGACTCGGTATGTTCACCAACAACTTATTACACGCGGTTACGGGATTTCTTAACACACATTCGTGAAATATACAATTATGACGGGGCGATTACGGGAACGGATTGGTTATGTCGACCCCCACTATTACCGGAACCTACGTACGATAGAGATATAACATTACGAAATGTTTCAAGAACTGTAATGGAACTCGTCGATAAAAACTCGGAAAATTTACCCGAAGGTGATTATTTGAAAATATGCGATGAACTTAAAAGGATACGTGATTTATAGAGTAGTATGATATGTCGGCTCTCAATAGTCTTAAGAAATATCTAAAAGATAAGGGACAGGAAATAAACGATGAATGGTATGTCAAAATAGAAACACGAAAATCAGGTAAATCCGTGGGTATGACCGATAACTATTACTTTTCACCGGAAGGTAAGCGATTTCGATCCATGATTGAAGTCTATAGATTTCTAACGACGGGTGATAAATTTGAACGTGATGAAAAAACAAAATGTTTGAAAATTAATAAAGAAAATAACGATGAAATAATGGATGATTTATGTGAACTTGTATCGGATATGTACATAAATGATAACATTAAAAATTTACACGATACGAATTCGGGTATGTTTCGAAAATTGAAAAAAGATTCGATTAACTTTATAGATTGTAAATTACAAAAAACAAGAATTCAAAATATGAGTGAGAAATACAGTATTACAATTCCAAAGGATACACCGGAAGAGAATATAATACACTATTCGAAAGCGAATGCCGCCAATTTAGTAAAAAACTTTTTTAGAAGTGCACCCTCGTGTTTGGGGTGTGGTGCGAAGAAAAATGAAATACAAAGTGGAGGTAAAAAATGTATTTTAACACATGCACACACTATCAAATCTCGACCCGAAATTTTAAAAATGGCTGTCTCGGAATCACGATCAGAAGAAGGATACCAAACGCATGTAATATTGAGGAAGTTTATAGAATTACATAAACAGTACCCCGTGGCAACGTTGTGTTGGGAATGTCATCACATTCTTGGTTAAAGATTAAACCAGTATACTCTATATAACAATGACTACCTACAACCAAAAACCATGTGAATTTAAATACAAAATCGACTCGTGTTCGAAAGTCGTTGACGGTGATACCGTCGACGTTCTTATCGATTTGGGGTTCGATGTACTCATTCGCCAACGCGTGAGATTGCTCGGTATCGATACCGAAGAATCACGAACGCGTGATTTGACCGAAAAGATTTATGGGAAACATGCGAAGAAACAGATTCTTAAATGGGTCACAAAAGCGGTTGAATCCGATAAGGACGATTGTGAAATTGAATTGCGGTGCCAAGAACGCGACTCGGTAGGTAAATACGGGCGCGCACTCGGTGAATTGTGGGTATTTGAAGATGGTATCTGGACGAACGTGAATAAATGGATGTGTGAACAAGGCTACGCCGTACCATACGTCGGACAGAATAAGGATGATGTTAAGGAACATCATATGTTACACCGAAAAATGTTAGCCGATAGAGGTGAACTCATCATTGATGAAACTGGGAAGTTTTTGTCATCTTAAACTAAAATTGGTTTAAAAATACTAATCAATAAGAGAGGAGAATATGACGACGAATGAATACTATAACGTCGTTATAAACCCGGGTGATATACCTGTATTAGGTATAGATGATACGGCTGAAAGACCTCTACCATTACCTGATCCGGAACCCGAACCGGAACGAAATCACGTGAGAAATATAGATGTAAGAAGTGTTCAAATACGTAGTGTGTATAAATTTATGCATTTTATTATGCTTTTTATAACAATAATGGGTACTATTATGATATCGGATAATTATAGAACACTTATGGATACATTTATGTCTGCAATATCATACGTTTCAATCCTAGAAAATAATATTTATATTTTAAAAATGCATATATTTTATCTTTCGGTGTGTTTTACGATGGCATCATATAATTTTCATTTCGAATATATTATATATTATTTCGTATATAGTCTTTTAAATGTATGTACACTTGTACATCTAGCATTCGATCGACGCGATTATTATATAAGTCAATTAATATCTGTATTTCCGAATCCATAAATTACATACCCATTTTTCACCCGATTTAACGGGTGCGCCACCATGTAACGCTTTTTTAGTTATACATTCGTAATTGTTTAACGTATTAAAGAACAACGCATCACCTTTTTCCAAACGGTACCGTCTCTTTATATTTGGAAATTCTGTTTCACCACCTTCATACTCGTCATTCAAGGCAATTATGAATGTATACATACGTTTATTTTTATCATCTTCAAAACAATCTTGATGTGGTTTATAAAAACCACCTGGTTTATATTTAAGAACTTGTAAATCTTCACAATTATGTAAAGGTCGATCCGTCATTGATACACACTTACGTATAAGTTTATCAACAATGGGATCTTCAGATGCTTTTAGCCACGCTGTTTCACTCTTTCGGACAGATTCGTCCGTATCACGATCCATAGATACTGTAGATGTCTGTAACTTTTTAGATGCAATGTCTCGTATATGTTTACACTCATCTTCAGTTAATACATTTTTTATTACTCTGGGTTTTTCATATATGGGTATGAAAAACCATATAATAACTAAAAATGATGTAAATAATATAATTCTATTCATTTTCTACTATACGTTAAGAATATTATTCTTCAATAAATATTGGGGTGGACACAAAAGTAAGTTTACTAGTATATCTGTATATTTTCCATATATAGTATCATAATGAATAATAAATGCTATCATCCAGAAGTACAATGAAACGATATATTGTAATTTAGGTATACCAAATGTACTTTTAATCACACCTATCATCAGGTTTATATCCATATAATTTTTATCATCTGTATTCGATTTATAAATGATAACAATGGATAAAAAATTAAATATAAGTTCCATATAATCGAAACTACCTTTTAATACATATCCTAATCGTAGTAAATCTACATGTCTGGATATATAAACGAGTTTATACATAAATTCATTTTTATGTATATGATAAAATACACTGGTTATACTACCAAGATTCTCTAAAATCATAAATGGAAAAAGTGATGTAATTGCCGAAGCTAATTCTATTAATTTCATTTATGATGTAAACGACCCTATTCTTAAAGTGCACGTAAAAATATATAATAAGGTATCGAACAATTATACCTATTTCGTATTTTTGTTATGACATTATTCGAATAATCAGCTAATGCGTGAACGGTGCGCATTATATCTTTAGTTTTAGTTGGATCAATTACCCATTGACGAAGTAAATCACCACACGTATCAGAGAACATTCCGTATATATTCCGTATATCCTCTAATTTAGATTTATGTTTATCACGTCTCTGAAGCTCCTTTTTAAATTCGTCGTCAGATATAATTTTCAATAAATAGTCTACACGTAAACGTAGATTATCGTCGTCGCCAATTCCATCGTATCTATATATAATATCTCTATCCAATAGAGTAAGTTTATAACTCAAATCTAATATATTTACATTTGCTTCATTTTCTTCGAGTTCTGCGAACGTGGGTCGCCCACCACATGGTATATCTCCGTGTTCTCTCGAACGTTTTTTAAATTCGAAATAATGAGGGTTGTGTACGCGACCTGTTTCTATACGTCCCGAGCGCCAGTCAAATGCAGTATGACACTCTGTACACCACATTTGTGCACATCCATCTATTTTATGTATCATTGTACCACATTTAGGACACGGTTTCGTATCTTTGTTTATGAGTTTCATGGTTTCAACCGTTTCGGGATCACACACGTGATTTGAATCTATAATAACTTCATTACAATGTTCACAAAACTCTTGAACACATAACCCACATTTCATATCCGTATCTAAAAA